TGCTTGGCCTCAGCCTGACGGCGCATCTCTGCCGGTGTGAGCACGCGGTATTCACCATTGCGAACCTTGCCTGCCACATGCGCAGCACCAAACAGTAACCCGCCCATTGCACCTTGGCGCATAGATTCCGGCACGTTGGCAAAGATCTCATCCCAGTCTATCGGCTTTCCAGCCGCGTCTTTCACGCCGTATTGCGTGGTCACGTCGGACGCTGCCATGGCCAAAGCTTGCGCAACCGTCGTTGTCAAAGTGCCCTTGGCAGCGTCAACCGAAATCTTGGCAAAGCTAGCCGTCAGCGCCTGCTGTGCTGGGTTGCCCATCGCCCTGAAAACACCGACAGGGACGATAACCTGCATCAGGGCACTAGCCGACCCGTAAGTATAGATCGCGCGCTGGCGGGTTGCCGGATCTTCAACCTTGGCATTATCGAGCGCTTCGGCCATTTGGCCGTGACCTGAGATTGCTGCAATCGCAAGCACAGTTGGCGTTCCGCCTGACATATATGCAGCCACGAACGGAATACCTGCCACGGCGTTGCTGCTCACGCCTTCCGCAAGATACCGTCCAGCCTGTCCATTCTTGGCCTCGTCCCAAGTTGTTGCCGGTGGCAATCCGCCTTGTGCTTCCTTCATGATATCGGAAACGCCGCGTCCAAACTCCGCTAGATCTGGAATGTTGGCGTCAAGCCCATACTGGCCAAGTCCAGCCCCGACGGAACTGGCAAACCCAATGCCTCCGCGCATTGCACCGATCTTCCAGCCACTTTCTTGTGCCCATGCCAGATTGCGCGCGCTTTCGATCTTAGCCTTGGTAACTTCAACCTTGCGCGCCATCGATGCCACATTGCCATCAAGAATCTCTTGCGGCTGGCCTGCGTCCTTCCCCATCGCTGCTAAGTCAGAATAATACGCGTGCTGCTTCTGGTAGGCGTCCAACTCGTTTTCGAGCGCGCCCATGTCAGAACGGGTCGCCTCAATTTGCCTTGTTGCATCACGGCGCTGCTGCGTGTGCACGATTATTTCCTGCGATGCCGCAGCAACGGCAGGGTGCAATTCGCCAGGAGCGGAAAACGCAGCTTGCGGATTAGGCGCGCCAGAATTATCGTTGGCACCGTCCAGCCCGTCCAACTCAGCCGCATAATTGCGCGGTCCTTGGCGCGGAGGCGCCGGTGCTGGACTGTCGAGTCCGTTTAATTCGGAGGCGTAATCGCGGTCAGCCATGAATCCTCAAGATGATGGTTTTCAGGTCTTCTTAAGACTCATACAATCGCCGGAATTTTTCTGGCGCGGCATCTCAATTTTACTGGCAATTTACATAGCTATCTGGCTGAAAAAGCGTATCAATATTTGCGTCGATGCGGTCACAACTTGGTTCGGTTTCCCACCGAAATCACCGCCATGAGACTATGGCGGATTATCAAGCTATTTATTTACGTCGCATTCATCACTGTTGCCATCTTCCGGCTCACAACTGATATCATGACGCCGGTATTTGCATGGTTAGGATATGCTAATAAGTCGCCAGAATACGCCATGGTGATTGGGTACCTAGCTGGCGTGGCGACGTTTCTTCACTTCGACCGCGATATTGACTAGTTCGCCTCAAGAATCTCTTTAGCTGATCCCTTGCCGAACTTGGCCTCATACGCAGACCGCCCTTCCGGGTTGTTCTTGAGCCAAGCCTTGTGCTTTGCGGTCGGAGCGGGAGGCGGAGCAGGCTGTGATGGTGCCTGCGGGGCCGACGGCGCGCTAGGCGCATCCTTGCCGGGGTTGGCACCCGTGGCCCATGCCGGTGCAGGCGGGCCCATCGGGCCATCGTTCTTCGCGCCACCGCCGAACATGCCACCGATGTAGCTGGACCATGACTGTTGCGGTCCGCGTTTAGCCTCTTCGAGCGCCTTTGCTTCCCCGCGCACAATTGGACCAACAATACGCGCCGCTGCGTCCTTCTCAACATCGTTATGCTTGGTCAGCTTGACCGCATCTTCCAACACACGCGGGGCATACGAGCCATAGGTCTGCTGTGCCCGGCCCCATGCCGCTTTCATGCCATCGCTGATTTGCTGGTCAGAGAGGTCTTTAGGATCACCTAATCGCAGCAGATCGTCGGCTTCGGCCTTGGTGATTGTGCGCTGGCTGGCCGTATAAACCCCAACACGCTGCTGGGCTGCAAGACGGTTTTCAATCAGGAACTCGATGCGCTTGGACTTGTCCGGAGCCCCGGCTTCGGCTGGACCCGTAGGCGCCGCACCCGGCCCGATCATGATTTGGCCGTTGGGTGTCAAGTCGCCAGGGCCCAACAACCGCTTGGCGTTTTCGATCTCAGGAGCAGGAGATAGATTGACTTCCTTAGTCCCAACTTTGACCGCGCCGCCTGACACGCCCGTGACCGGGTCTTGGTCACGCATCTTCTGCACGGCCTGTAGTTTGCGGTAGGCGTGCTGATAGGCGTAGTCGAGTTGATTATACCGTGCGCCGCCCTGATCGACGCCGGGGCGGGCTGGATTATAGGCCTGGATCTGCGCAATCGCATCCTCTGGGCTCATGGTTTCGATACCAGACGCAGCATCGAACGCCATCTTCATCTGCACGCGCTTTTCTTGATACGCTTGAATCTGGTTTTTCATATTGGGCAGGCGGCCCGGACCTGACTTGATCCACTTGGCGATTTCGGCGTCAGATTTCCCGATGCCGGTCTGTTCGATCTGCTTGAGGTCATCCTTGATGTCGGATTGCCACTTGAACCGCTGGCCTTCGACGGCCTGCCGGTACATCTGATCCAGGGCTTTCTTGTTCTTGTTGTCGAGGCCGAGCGCGTTGAGCGCGTCCGCAGACACCGTGATGTCGCCGAACTTGGATTTGACGCTGAACGTCTGGCCTTGCTTGAGACGGGCGAGCGGGAACTCCTGCATCCCCATGCCGCCGCTGGCATCAGACGGAACGATCTGCTCCAGCATCTGCGAGGCTTGGCCCATGGTGAGATTGGCTAGGCCCTCTTCGGGTAAGCCGGGCAGCATCTCGCGAACCTTATCAACCAAGTCTTGCGGTAGGGAATCGACCAGCCGCGCGCCGGGGTCAGACTTCGCCGCGTCGTGCACGCCCTGGATTTGCTCACGCAGATCGGCCGCAAGCCCGCCCTGCTGTTGCTGACCTTGCTGCGGTGCGCCCTGATCTTGTCCTTGTGGCGTTGGGATCGTCGCAGAATTGCCCTGCTGTCCTGGCTGCTGCGCCGTGCCGGTGTCGTCGCCAACCTCTGACCCGCCATGCTGCGAGCCCTTGAGGATATCGTCTGGATTGGCCGCGGGGGGGAGGCCAGCGCGATCGACGGACTGGGCTTGTGCGCCGCCTTGGTATTCAGCGGCGGGTGCGTTGGAGGCATCCGAGACAACGCCTTTAGGACCGCCAAGCCCTGCGTATTGGGCCAGCCCGCGCTGCGCGACCGGTGGTGCTGCACCGCCCTTGCGGGCCTCATCCGCCCATTTTCGATCAGGACCCTCGATCCCAAACCGTTCGCCATTAAATTCTTTTGTCTGTGGACCGCCTGCAAAGCCGACCGTTCCAGATGCATTGCCGGTCGCATAATCAGACGTGTTCGATCCAGCCACAACGCTTTGTAATGCACGGCCATACTTCTCCGCCAACTGCGGGTCGCCAGATCGCGCTTCGGTGCGTTGATGCGTAACGTCTGGGAAGTACGAGCCATGCATCGTGTCCCAGAGCGATTGACCGCGCGCGGAAGCCCGGTTGAAGATCGTCTCCATGAACGCTTGATGCGCTTCAGGGCCTTGGTTGCCGACTTCGGCCTCAGTCAATGCCAAGAGACGGTCACGCACCTCTGGTTTCTGCAATTCTGCGCTGAATGCAGACCGGTCGATGCCGCCGCCAGTGACGCTTGAGGGCTGGCTTACATTATCGTTCGCAGCCGGTACGCCCAACCCATTCGCCTTGGCGAAGTAATCGCGCGGGTTGATGCGCAGATCGGCGCTGGCCCGGCTCGATTGGCCCTGCGCCTTGTCGTAGGCTGCTTTGTCCGGGAACACTTCATAATGCACATGCGGGAACTCTTTGCCCGCATTGCCAGAGTATCCGAGCGCCCCGATCTGCTGGCCCTGCTTGACCTGCGTTCCTGCCGCAATCCCCGGCACAATTCCTTGCTGATTGCCGCCCTTGTCGGTATTTCCGAGATGGGCCATGCGATGGATCGTGCCATCGGCCATCTGAATATCGACGTACGATCCGTAGCCCTGACCCTCGCCGGACTTGATGACCACACCATCACCAGCCGCCACCACGGGCGAACCGACTTGGCCTGGAATGTCCCAGCCGGCATGATTTCCGCCACCGCGCGGACCCATGTGCTCGCGTGAGTTTTCAGCGCCGCCCGATCGCGGCACATCATCTGGATTGATGCCGGGAACCGGGAACGTCATGCGCGACGGCTGCGACCCGTTCGGCGGAATGTAGTTCTGTCCGCCCTGCAGTTCGTGCTCACCGCGGCGGATCTTGTCGATCAGAATGGCGGCAGCATCCGGGTCCGATCGCAACAGGGCTTGATACTGCCCCATGAGCAGAGCGCCCTGGATCTGCGCCTTGCGGGCGTCTGCCGAGCCGTTCGAATGATAGAGCCCGCGCCCACTATCTACGAGGGCCTGCAAAGCCCCGGCCTGCTTGTCGTAGTTCTGTTGGCTCGGATCGGACTGGAGCGACTGGACCGCCCCGGTGATTTCCTTGTCCTCGATGCCGGTATAATACCCGCCAAGTGCCTTTTGCTTCTGATCGGCTGCACTAAACCCGCGCTGTGCGGATTCATGCTGCATCCATAGGTCAAGCTTCTGGCGCTGCTGGGGGTTGGAAATCGGATACTTGTCGAGAATCGATTGCCGCGTCTGATCGTAAACGGACGGGGCCTTTTCCCAGCCCGTTCCGTCCTGCTGGGCACCCATGGCAAGGTTACGCCAGTTTTCCTGATCGGCCTTGTACCAGTCGAGCTTCGCGCGGGCTTCCGCCGTGGCATCGTTGGTCTGCGCCACACGTCCGGCGATTTCACCGAACGCCCCGCCCACAGCCTCAAGCGCATTCTGCCACGCATGGCCTGCCTGGCCCGTCGCATGAGCAACGCGCGGGTCGATCTGCGCTGGATTGACGGCGCTTGGGGCCTGTGCCGCGCCGAAGGCTTCATCAGGCGTTGGGATCGTGACTGCCATCAGACCCCTACATAGCCCTGAACGTTGACGTAGACGGCAACCGTCGTGCCGGAACTCAAGCCAACCTCAAGCAAAGTATTTGCCGTACCCTTGAGAGGGGGCGTAAAGTTGTGACATTCTCCGTTCGCCCCGGCTGGCACATAGCCGCGCCATAGCACCGTTCCCGCGGCGCCGTCACGGATCTGCACATCTGTTCCAGCGGCGCCCGAGTTGGCCAGCTGTAGGCTCGAAACGTAGTTGCGATTTCCAGCTCCAGATGCCGCTTTGATCGTCACGCCAGTTGTGTTGACGATCCCGCCGGCCGCCGCCGCATATGACCACGACGTATTCGCGGTAGACGCCGGCAGCTGGTCAGCGCGTGCATGCGTGCCGTCGCCCATGTCTTTATATTTGATCGTCGTCCCGAACGGACCAGGAGTTAGAATATCTGGCATTTAACCAAAACCTCCGCTTGCGCCAAAGCTGCCGATTGTTTTGATGCCGCCTGCAAATCCAGACAGCAGGGACGCAGACGCAGACGAACGTGATGCATTGGCCGAGACTTGGCCTTGGTACTCTTCCGCGCTCGCTTTGTTTTCGAGGTTGTGCTGCTGGTTTTGAGCGTCCGCCATGGCCAGGTTTTCCCGCCATTTTGTTTCGCTCGCAAACTTCTGTGCCAGCAAGAGCGGTGTTCCTTCGGTCGTGTCGGCACCGCCTTGCGCCATCCCGGCGCGGGCTTGCGCTGCGGCTTGCTCTCCTTTGCGCTGTTGATTATAGCTATCGACCGCGCCTTTAGATTGCGCGATTGCCGCTTGCTCTCTATCTCTGGCTGCATTCCAAGCCGCGACCTGTTCTTGTTGGTCAGCCTGAGCTGACTGAGCAGAAGCGCTCATCACAGCACCAGCTATAGAAGCTATCCCACTAATCAGTGGACCGATCATCGCTGCGAAGGCCAAGCTCAGAACCTCGCGAATTCGCCATGCAGCTTGATTGCTGCGGCTTGGTACGCCTCGGATGCCTCGTCTACGCTATTGAATTCGCCAAGGCTTCTATACTGACCCTCAAAGCCAATTTGGGCTTTCCACTTACCTTTCCGCTTTGACCACGTAACGCCCTTGACGCCGGACGACATATTGTTGGCCTGCGCAGGTTTGTTGCATGCGTTTTGCGAGTGCGTCGCCTCACGCAAATTGACCAGCCGGTTATCGGCCTTATCCATGTTGGCATGGTCAACCGTTTGCATGGGCCAGCTCCCAAACACGTAGAGCCATGCCAAACGATGCGCGTGATGCCTGACGTTATCAACGCTGATCCGAACATACCCGGTTGATGGGTCAAGCGTTCCCGTCTCGCGACCGCTCACCGTGCCACCGTGGCGTGTGTTGCGGTAGAATTTGCCGGTTTCTGGTTCGTAGGTCAGAAGCTCGCGCAACCGTGCAGCGGTTAGCTCCTGCGTCGGGTCAACCTTGACGATCTCGCGCAGATTAGAAATTCTATTGTCGAGCGGGTCTTCGTTGATGTGGTCTAGCTTCTTAGCCGGGAACGATCCATTGATGTAGGCCCATGCCGCACGCGCCGCATCGACGTTTTTGCGGTCAACTTGGACCGTCTCCCGCTTGCCATCAGGCTGCATGTATCCTGCGCGCTTTCCAGCGTTGCGGCCTACCTTCCACGTGAACACGCCGGTTTGCGGATCATAGTTGAACATCTCCCGGATTCGTTCGACACTCATCATCAGATTTTCATATCCTTGAGGGCCATCTTATAGATCGGGCCAATCTCATGTTGATCGCCCGTGGGTACGCCACCCAACCACTCAACAAGGGTAAATGCGCCGTCAATTCCGATATCAACCGCAGTGTACACGTCTTTGATTCCCATGTCCCTTAGTTCGTCGATTGTATGCTTTAATCCGCGTAAAATATCCTTGGGGTATTTGCGGAACCATTGTCCAAAATGCGCGTGAATGCTGACGAGTCCGCTCGGTTCGAAATACGCGAGCGCAAACCCCAACGGGATGAACCGGTCATCAACCATCGAGCGGCCTAACACCTTGTTGAAATCAGGAACCGTCCGGTCGTAGGCCACCGCCATCATGTCGAGGTGCGTTTTACGGATCGGGATGAACTGGAACGGGAACGCCCTATCTTTCGTGGGTATCGACGGTTGGGACGTATCCGGTGATGGTGCAGGGAGCAGGGCCGGATACCGTGAAGTAGAGCCTCGGGTCGGTAGCATAACGAGCATCGTGCGCCTCTATGCGTTCGCCGGAAAACAGCGCGATGGGTGCGCCAGCCTGGCCCTTGGCCAGGCGCGTGTTGACCGGATGCTGTTCCGCTGGTTTGAAACTTCCGCCAAACGATAGGCCATCGCCGGAACGGTAGAGCATGAAGCTCAATCCCTTGATGGCCTTGTTCATGGTGAGCGCCGAGCCGCGCTGTGCGCCGTAACTCAAGCGCTGCGATTTCCACCGGCCATCTTGACCCGTGGCGGAGAAATCAAGCCCGACATACGCCACGGTGATGGGGCGCGGCAAGGCAACGGCACCGGCCGAAACTGTGAAATATCCCATGTCCGATTGATCACCGTATACGCGGACACGCATGCCTTCGAGGTGCTCTAGGCCGTAGAGCGTCATAGCAGGCTGACCAATCCCCCACCGGCCGGACGGCGCCGGGTCGGTTCCGTCCGTCTTATCGGTTGCGAGCAGATTGAAGTTCACTGTACCGGTGACGTGGGTTGTATCGACGTATCCGGTGATTGAAACCTGACCACCATTGACCCACACGACCGAACCAACATCAGTCACAAGCCAGCATGGATCATCGGTTTCGAGCGTGATTGTTCCTGTCGTGCCGGACGGCGTAACCTTGGTATCCGGCCGCGCAAGCGGGAGCGCAAGCGAACTGTCGAGGTGGTAATAGTCCTCATCGTTTAGATAGATTTCGTTGGCGAACCGCTCGACAAATCGCTTCCACACGCCGCCGACTTTGCGCCGGACTACGAAGTAAACGGCATCCTGATCGTTCTGCGCAATGATGTTGACGTTCTCGATGATGCCTTGAGTTTTGATGGTAGACCACGCCACGACATCCTCTTCACGGCGGAACAGCAATACGCGCACGATACCCGAGGCCAGCACCACATAAATGCGCCGTTCCGGTTCGCGCTGAATGGCAATCTGCTTGATTCCGTCCCATAGCAATTCAGGTGAAAGACGGTTCAGGTCTACACTCGCATATTGCGTGTCTGATAGCGCCTTGGGGTCTTGGACCAACTGCATCAAGCGGCGGCGTGACCGGTGCGGGTAGATGGCAGATGCCCCAACCACAACAGGCCGTAGCGTCGAAACGCCGTCCTGGCCCTGCTTTTTGGTTTCAAAGTTCGTCGGGCCCACCGGCTGGGCGTTAGTGTTGGGCGAGCCGATCGATTCCCCGGTTTGTGTTCCGATCAGCAAATGTGTGCCGAACGCAAGGAACCGGATACCGTCTTGGCTTGTCGCTTCCGTGCGCGACAAGGCCTTGTCGGCATCCGTGTTGCTTTCGTCAAACGACCCGAAGTCGTCGGAGACAGACCCCCAAATCTTGATCCCGCGCGCCATCCAAAGGCGGGCATAGCCTTGGGCGACTGACACGGGGAACCCATCTTTGGCGTTCCATGCCCCGCGCTTCCACACATTTGTGGCCTGGAATGCGCCAAACTGCGTGAGCACTTCGGCCTTGATGGTGGTTGGAGTCAGATACTCCGTGCATCGGGCGATGCCAGTCTGTGACCCGCCTTGCGCGATGATCTCTAGGTTGATCGTGCCTGACGTATATGCCTTCACGTACAGCCGATAATACCACGTCTGATTATCGAGCGCGTCATTGAAGCTGTTCGACGTTGGAACGGTAAACGTCGTGTAATCTGCATAGGAGTTTTCGTTGCCGCTCGACCGCTGCAAGGCGACCGTGCCGACAAACGTTCCCGTGATGTAGTAGGCAAACGTGCGGGCGGCGTTGCCGATGCCGGTTATTTTAACGCCCTTAGTATAGTGCCCGACTGCGGTTCCGACTTTGAACACGTCCTGACCGCTGTGTGTCATCTGGAACAGCGTATATTGGTCGTCAGTATCGAACGTATCGACACTGGCCGTGATCGTGATTTCGCCCTCAGTGTCCGATGGTGTTAGCGTGGTATCGCTGGTGTTCGGGTCGCCCATTGGGCCGTTTGATGGGAGGAACAACGTCATTGACCATGAGCGGTGCCCGCGCCGTTGCAGGCGCCGTGGGTGATACCCCTTGACGGTTAGATATAGCTCATCCCCGATCTGTTGCCAATGAAGGTTCGCAAGGTCTGCCTCTGTATACGGATGCGGAACGATGTAACGTGTTGTGGCCCGCATGATAGCGACATTATCGACAATGCGGCCCGCATTGTCGCTATGGCTGAAATTGATATAGGCAGCATTCGCTGTGGGCGTGAACTCAATCGCATGGTATCCAGTTGGAAGACTCGCATAATGAACGTAATCAGTGAGTCCAGACCCTGACCCGATGGACAAATCAACAGGCCCGTTCAGCACTTCAAACGTCACGACATGGAGTACCCCGACATCACTTATAGTGATGCCCTGCTCAACAGCGGCCCGATCAGCGCCCCGGCTGTCGAGATAGCACTTGCCGTTGATGATCGTCATCGTTGCTGTGCCCGTTGAGACGTTATTCCAGGCCGATGCGTCGATGAATTTACCGTTGGTAATTGATGCCGTAACGGCCGGGATTGTGACTTTTCCGTCCTGAATGAAGAACTCAAATCCATCCGACGTAGCCAGGATGTTGTAGGACTGGTCAGCGGAAAACACGAACGGGATCTGAAACCCGCGCTTGGCGCTATCCACGAACGTATCAATGTACTCCAGGGCCGGACGGCGCGTCATTGGCCCTTGAGCATAGGGCCAAAAGTTCTCCATCAGCTCGGAGCCGTTGGTATAGCTAGGCACGTCAACGCGCGCCTGCATCAGCTCGCCGACTTGGCCGCCGGTCGTGTTGATGACGGGAGGGTTAGACTGCATCAACGGCGCGTCCGCATCGAGGAAACCCACGATCCCATTGGGGTATCGCGGACAGGCTGCTGCGTGCTGTCACGAGTGCGGGCAACGCCCAACTTGGCGCGAGCCAAGGTTTCGAGACGATCAGCCTCCGTCGTGCTCTTGAGTGGTCCCGCCATATGCGCCGCGAGTTTAGCAGCCATATACGTTACGAACCACGGCGGCCATGACCCAACCTTGGCATGATCATAAACGTACTCAATGAATAGCGCCGTCTTGTTCGCAACAATGCACAAGCGCGGCTCATCGTCGGAAGCTGGAACATCGATCATATCGAATTCACGCAACGCCGGGTCGAGCGAAGACCGGTCTGAAACAGAACTGAGCGCAATGAAGTTCGACGGCAACGGATAGGCATAGCCATAAAGACCGGCAGGAGTTTCCCCTGCTTGCGCAAGCTGAACAACACGGATTGCAAACCGCCATTCGTGGGATGCAAGCGCATCCCGGCGGGCTGCATCCCACACGTCGCGCGCAACCTGCGCCTCTGCCCCGGTGTCGGTGTCAAAGTCATCGATCCGGTAAGATCCGATCGCACGCAGGGCTAGGTTAGTGATCGACGTTTTGGTTTCGCTCACGCCGCCTTGACCCCTTCAAGCATGTTCTTCAACCGGCGTTCGGCTTCGTGCTTGGATTCGATATCGCGCTCGATCATCTCGCCAGTGTTTGAGACAATCCAGAACTTGCCGCCACGCGGCCCTTTCCAACGGATCGCAAATCCTGCGTCATTGCCCTTTTCAACCGCCGTCACCGGGGCTTGGGTGTGCGTCGTGTCGATATCGAGACGGACAAGATGAGAGACGGGATCAATGTCGGCCACGATCAGCGTAGCGCGCTGCTGGGCGGCGTCAGTTACATAGATCAGGTCGCCGGGACGAAAATCGGCGTACATGGTCGAGAAATAGGCGTCATTGAGCATTTCGCCCATGAGGTGTTCATTGGTGTCGTAATCGAACCGGGCGCGGGTCTGACTATCGGCCCACCGGGATAGGGATTTGCGTTGCGCGCGTAAGGACATGGTGCCTCATGTTGAGAAAGGGGGGGCGCGGCCCGGAATTGAGCCGCGCCCTGAGTTAAGCCGTAGCCGTCTTGATTACGGTCGCCGCGGCCCCGGACACGGCCGAGACGCAGTAAACCGAGATCCCGGAACCGGCGCCGTTCGGCAGCGATGCTTTCTGAGTGACGATCACAACGTCACCCAACTGCATGCCGCGCGTCACGCCGTCCGAGAAATAACCCGCCCCGGCAATAGCCGCGGCGGCGTCCGTGGTGTCATAACAAAACACCAGCTTGTTGCTCTTTCCGCCGTACTGATCGACAGAAAGATAAGTTCCATCATAAGCCATGGTTCATGCTCCTTATGGCAGGGCTTGGGTGTCGTCGAGCTTGACTTCGACGATGCCGAGGTCATCGATCACGACGGCCCCCTGCGACATCGAGCCAGACATCGACCAGGCGCGGCGATCGTTTTCCCAATCCCATGACGTGTTGAGATCGGCGTTGATGCCGTGGCCAGCCGCTTCGCGATGAAACGCGTAGCAGTAGGCCGCAGAGGTGCCGACGCCGGGAAGACGGTTGGAAACGAACCAGTGAATATCGTTCCACGTCCGCACCGGGCGACCCATGCGCTTGAACGGAAGATCTTCGGCGCCGTTGTAATCCGAGCGCACAAACTGATCGATCGACATCAGAGCAGACCACGCGTGCGGAGTGACAGCGCAGAAACGCATCCCGTCACGCGGAACGTTGTTGCGGTCCAGCTGTTCGCCGATTTTGAGAGCCGTGCCACGGTCGATCGACTTGTACGTCGCCGCCGTATTGTCGATGGCATAAGACGCGTTGCGGCCGGTCTGGAGCGCGGTGATAATATAATCGTCCGTTGCAACCCCGAACGCGGCAGCACCGGCCTTCACATACCCGCCGCGAACATCGACAGCGAGTTTGGTCAGATCCAGCTCATCGAGATAGATCAGCGCGTACTTGTCCGTCATCGACGCCGTCACGTAAGACGTATCGGCGTTCGAAGCGGCGATCTCACCGTTGCGGGCCTTTGGGCCGACAGCAATGGAACCGAACTTGTAGAAGCGTGCAGAGTCGCCCTTAACTTGGGCATCGGTGCGGACCAGGCCACGAAACAACGGTCCCATCTGACGAAAAGTCAAATGCAAGTCGCTGTTAAATTTCGTGATGAAAGCCTGATCGATGCTAGGTCCAGCCATGTGGCATTCCTTTCATTGATCTAAGATTCAACTCGGCGCTTGATACCGAGTGGGGCTTCCGCTATTCTGAATGAAACAGGAGGCGCTTATGGCAAAGACCAGGACGGCGGTTGCATATGATTGCGAATGCGGTGAGCACAGCTTCGCGCCACTAACAGGAGGTCTATTGACCTTTGTTTCCCCGGAAGATCGTAACTTTCTCGCTAATCGAAAATGGCATACCCAATGGGCAGGCCATAAGAGAACCAATCCATACGCCAGAGCCAAACTTAGCGACGGCAGAAAAGAGCTTCTGCACCGCCTCATTCTTCCTAATGTAGAGTTGGTTGATCATGCTGACGGCAACGGTTTGAACAACCGCCGAGCAAATCTTCGATCATGCGATACGAGTGACAACTATGCGAACCAGCGTAAGAAGACAGGAAATGCTGAGTTTCGTGGCGTCTTTGCTGTTAAACGCGGTTACTATTCGCGGTTTCGGGTGCGTGGTGAATGGGTCAAGGTAGGTTTCTTTCTTACCGCCAGAGAAGCGGCAATCGCCTACGATGAAGCCATAGTGAAGCATCGCGGTGCATTCGCCGTCACAAACAAAAGCCTTGGTTTGCTTTAGTCCGTCTGTTCCGTCGAATAGAGGTTGAATTGTCCACGATCATGGAGGGTGCCTAACTGACAGCCGCGTGCGCCCTCCATTTGCCGTTCTGGCAAGAAGACGGTTGCAGCCCGGTGCCGGGGCTCGTGAGCGTGATGGGTAAGCGGTAGGCGTACAGTCAGCTTAGGTCCGCGTGCGGGGTGCCAAGCTGAAAATGGTTAGCCGTATATCTGGCCCGGTCCCATCGGCTTGGAGCCGTGAACCTTCTTGTAAAGCGGATCAAGCTGCGCGTGCGGCCAGCCTTGCGAGGTCGGGTTCAACCCCTTGGCGAGCGCTTCGTTTTCGAGCTTGGTGATCTGTTCTTGTGCGCTTTCGCGAGCGCTGGCGTTGAACGAACTTGGATTCATGTCGTCTTCGGCGCGCTCGCGGCCAACCTTGGTCATCAACTGGACGAACGAGGGATGATCGGCCAGGAACGAGCCATCATCGAGACGCATCGTCTTGAACGAGTCGTAATTCTGGCCGGCGTAGTTCTTGAGCGTGGTATTGTAGATATTCACGTTGGCGTCGAAGTCTGGACCCCATGCCGATTTCAGAACCTTGACGTTGTGATCCGTCTTGGTCTTGGCGGATACATCCCAGCTATCGGACATCACTTTGCGCTGTTCGCCGTTCCATGTAATCAGCGCGTCAACTGTCTTTTGATTTGCCCCGCTCCTGTAAAGGACGCTGCGCAGGCTTTCCTGCGCCTCGACTTCGGCAGGCTGGAGAGCTGGAACATCTTTTGCCCAATTGAACTTGTAGTCCGCTGGGCTCTTTGGCCGTCCGAGCCGATTGTAAACTTCATCCCAGGCTTCTGGCTTGGCATCGTCTTTGGGCACAATGACGGCGTTCTTGCGCAGCTCGACATAGCCTTTCGCGAAGTTCTGCGGGCTGTCGTAGCGCGACGACCAATTGTTCCAGTCCTTGGCGTAGGTTTCGTCCAGCCCCTCCGAGAAGAACGAGCGCCAGTTGCCATCCTTATCGAAGGCCCCACCGCTGTTGTGGCCCTGACCGTCCGCGCTTACTGGGGGCGCGGCGGGAGCCGATCCATTACCAGATACGCCACCACTCAGAATTGCGCTTCCAGCGGTCGGGGCGCTGGTATCAGCGGGTGCCGAGGTGGCCGGGGCTGCGGCTGCTTCACTCATTCGTCGGTTTCTCCGTTTGAACGTTGGGACGCACACTTGTGAGTGGGGCAGTAGCGAGGGCCTTGATGATCAGGCCAATGTTGCGGGCGCCAACCTGAGAGGCCATGTTCAATTCTCCTCCAACCGTAGTGATTGGCGTATCCAGCGCGCACACACGGTTCAGGATATGCTCAAGAACGATGCGGCCTTGCGGAGTCGAGAACACCGCATGGTAGACCATCGCCATGTCTTGATTTGCTGTCGCGACGGGAGCGCTCATGCGCCAAACATCGTGCTAAGTTCCTGCATCGTGCCGGGTGCAACAGGGGGCAAACCGGTCTGTTGTGACGGGTCGGCCTGACCTGGATCTGCTGGCGATGGCACGGCCGGATTGCGCTGGTCGAGCATGCCCGCCTGCTTAGCCTTGGCCATTCCACCCATGAGAGCGGCAACGCCGGGGCCTGCGGTCTGGGCAAGTTGGGCCATCTTGGCCTGTTGTGCTTCCTTGGCCTTGGCCTCACGGGCCTGCATCATCTGATCCAGAGGCGTAAAAATCAACTGCGGGAGGTCTGCACGCTGGCCGACGTATCGTGCAGTCACATCGAAGTCGATGTTGTCGAGTACGGCGGGATTCATCTGCGCAAAGCCTGCAATCGTCTGGATGCCCTGCACGATCTTCATCGCTTCGGACTGGTCGCGCGCCGTCTTGATCGGGCTATCGTATTCAAACGTGATGTCCTGGCCGTAGAGCGCCTTCGGAGGATCTGGGAACACGCCCTCACGCAACAGAATTGCGAACACGCGGTTCATGATCCCGGCGTTATAGTTAGCTTCCAAGCGCGAGAAGATCGGCGCCGCCTGGCGCAAATACTGATCCTGACGGGCGTTGATTTCGGTCGCCGTGATGCTGTCAGCCTTGGGGCTGGGAAGCTCCAGAATATCGCGGAAGAACGCCGCTCCAATGCGATCCTCAATCATCTTGAGAAAATCGAGCATCTGATTGGGCTGCGCACCTAATTGAATCGGCTTGATCGGGTCATTTGCACCTTGGGGCAAACCCGTGGTGTCAATCATCGTCATGCCGCCAGCGAACAGCTCCAAATTGCCCCGGATTGCATCGGCGTAGCCTACCAATGGAGGGTTTAGAGCCTTCTCAGCCGCATCAACCAAGGTCCGCGTGACGGTCGAGGCCAAGCGAGCATCCCGCAGTGCCGTCATGGCAGGCGAGCGGCCGTAGATTTCGCCTGTTGTCGTGTCCCATGGCGAGCACACATAGGGGAATTCATAGTATCCCGAGGCGTTGAGCATCTCTTTGCTCGTCACATCGACCCAAAACGAGGCGTAGGGCAGACGTTGGGCGCCCAATCCAAACGCTTTGAAGTCGCCGTTGGGCAAACAGGCGTGCAAAACCTCGTGCTCTTTGTCAAGCTGCGGATCTCCGTTCGTCAGTTCGTCCTTGAGGTGCGCTGGCAGATTCTCTTCGCCAAACATCGCCACGATCTGGCGCAGCGTCAGCTTCCAGAACACAAAAGCCTGGTCGTAGACGCCAAGATCATTCAGCGCGAGCACCACGTTTGCGAGGCTATGGGTCTTGAATTTCAAATGGCGCTTGGATTTTTCCCACCCGATTTGCAACACACCGGTTCCAAACGTAACGATGTCCGCATCGCACTCGCTGCACTGCTTTTCGAAGCCCGCGCGGGGGTCGTACAATGCGGAATAGGTGAGCCGTGTAGCGATATCGCACCATGCGCGCACACTCTCATCACCCATCAGCGTTTCATTGCGGGTCCGGCACTTGAACCACTGCTTGCCGGCCGGACGCAACATCGTGCTCATTGCTGTCGAGAGCGACCGGCGGGCAAGTTCGGCAATGGAGCCGGTGACATTCAAATGCCGGTCATCGCCGGGCACATGGGTTGAGGTAAACCCGAGCCGGTTGGGGTGGAAATACTGTGCGCACTCTTCCCACAAGATACGCCACTGCGAACGGCTTGGACCGTCGCGCAGCTTCAGCGCATACGACAAGATCGACGCAACTTTGTCCTTCATCGCGTCGTGGGCCTTCGGCTGATTGGCCGAAAGCTTCAACGGAACGGGCGCCTGCTGGTCGTCTTGGGCGAGAAGTGCGGGGATAGCCATCGATTACCCAACTAACGACGACGTACCGCCGCTCATGACCTTGCGGCGCTGCTCATCATCGGTCGTGGCCTGCGGCGTAGCCAAAAGCTGCGGGCTTGGGTTGCTGTCTGCACGCTGCAACTGCGTGGCCTGCGTTGTGCGGGTCACGCTATCGCTTGATGGCGGGGTGACTGCCGTTGTTGCTGGCGCGGGTGCCGAGTTGTTACTGCTCTTTGATCCACCAAAACCCATGTGCTTACCTCATCAATGCTGAAGATGGCGCCCCGCCAAGCGGGGCCGAGCCTGACAATCTCTTGCGATCGGTTTCAGGGTCAGACGTAACGCCCTGTTGGCCTGACAGCAGATGCGCCGAAGCACCATCACGGCGCCGGGCGACAAGCGCCGCGTTCTGCTGGCTTTCGATGCTCGTTGGATCGTCCGGCTGTGGCGTTGGCGTGACCGGTGCCGGTGCTGGGGTCGATGGACCGCCGCCTCCCATTCCCATATCGTAGTCTCCTTTAAGCTTTGAGCAGTTGAAGGGCATAATCGTTGAGCCAAACGGCAGCAGCAGCAACATCTTGCTGTGTGGTTTCAGACCGGACCACCTCAAGGCGCATGCCGTCCTTAAGAGTGATGACGCAGGTGATATCGTGGATCTGATCAACACGGGCGATCAGCTCAAGCAGGGCGAGCCGTGGCGTGTAATTCGAACTTGGATGCGAGACGATTTCAGCGGTCACGAGCACCCCATTTTGCGTGATGAAAAGTGATCGAAATCACGGGGCCGATACAAGGAAACATCGGCTTAGTCCGTGTGCATTACTCAGTACCGCTGCGTAACCACGCTAGGACGTTGCGGTGTGACTGGCCTTTGGGTCAGAACTTGCGGCTTGTGTCCGCTACCGCTGGATGGCCAATACGTCGGGAACTCCGGGTCTACGATGCGAGCAAGACAATCCAGCATGTCGTCATGGCTCATGACCGGAAATGCCGCATATTCCTCGTGAATGAAGATCGAAACGAGGTCTTGCGTCACGCCTTCGTAGTTGGTGTAGGTGCGGGCACGGGGCAGATAGATGCGGCCTTGCTCGAACAACGGGATCAGGCGTCGAATGCGGTCGAGCTTGGGCGTTGCGCCGGCCAGCTCCACGATATCAAAGCGGTAGTTGCGCTCTTTCTGCAGGTACTGAATGTGCTGGATATCGGCCTGCATCCCGTACTTTTCATAACCAACCCGCAACGGGCGGAACTTTTGGTGAAGCTCGAACAGCATTTCAGCGCGTTCGGTCAGGTTCATACGGTCGCGAATGAGGTCGAGAACCACGTAATTCTTGTCAGGCCCAAGCCCAATCACCCAAAATGACGTGTAGTCGTTCGTCTTGCGCTTGTCGTTGGCCGGATCTACTAGAATGTAAACGTTGAGGCCGTGCCGCTCGGGATCGATGATGGTCTTGATCCACTCGCGGCGGAAGGCTTGGGCGTCGTCGCCTTTCGGGTTGAGTAGCATCTGCGTGCCGAAGGTGTACGGACCCTGATTGATGCGCTTGTCACGCAAGGTTTCAGGCTTCATCAGCACACAATTCTCAGGCTCGAAGTTCTCCGTGGCGTCGTAAGTGCAAGGATGCGTGCGGACCTTCACGCTCTTGCGCTTCATCAGGGCGCCGTAAGTGTCTGCGAAGTGGTAGCGCGTGCCGACCAGGCTAAACGTGCCGCCTTCCGTCCCGAGATTGTCGCTCATTTCATAGGCTTGCGTCGTCTTGGCGATCATATCGGGCGATGTGACGGATTCGAGGGTCACAACGTCGTCGTACTGGCGATGCAGGAAGTGCTTCGAGGTCGGCTGTCCGTCAACAAGGCCGTGGGCTTCAACGGTGGCCTCTTTCGGGTTTGACGTGCGAATGACCCGGATTCCCTCGTCTTCCGTCCACTTGGGCGCGTCCTTGCGCGGGTTGGCATAGAAGATATCGTCGTAAACCTTTTGCAGATGGTCGTTGGTTTCCAGCTCGTACTTGATCTGGCGCAGAAACCCTTTAGCAATCGGCTTGGTATGGCTGAATATACCGATCGTCACTTCGCGCTCCTCGGGGGAGTTCTCGCCGTGGCTGCGGATAATACGGAAGATCGAACCGGCAAATGTGAGGATCGTTGAGTTATGCGTCGTCACATAATTGCGACCGATCAGATAAAGCCCATCATCACGCGCCACCTGAATGCAGGATACTGGAACCGGAGCAACGGGCTCAACGCTCTTGACCTTGCGCACAGCCTTGTTGCCAAAGGCTGAACAATACCGGACTTTTCGCGCCATTCGAAATGGCGGATTATCCGCACGACCTAAGAACTGCACCTGCCAATAAGGACGGCGTTCGCCCTTGTACATGCCATGCCGCTTATTAAGCGTGCCTTTAAGGCCAAGCGATTGAACGAGATCGAACACGTCCTCTGCCAGAGCCTCGTTTGCCGCGCAGAATAGGGCTTGGCCACAGCTAATTGCACATGACCCGTCCGTATCCATTAGACCTTGCAGCAAAGACCAGCGTTGATCGACAGATGACGCAAGGTAGCTGGCAGGAATACGCTTCGCCTTTAGAATACCCAACGAGCGCAAGGCATTCGTAACATCAGACGACCCATTCTTGCCTCGGGTACCAGAACCCAACGCAAGTGTGACAGCGTTGCTATGAACGCGCTGGCGAACCTTAATCCCTGTCGCGGCTAGCAACGCTGTCATTTCTTGAGCGTCATTCAGCCCAGCCGTAACATTAGGGCCGCCAAGAGAACCATCACCTAGCCAGACGCCCAAAACATAAGGGTCAAGCGGCAATGACAGCGTTGGCAACTCAACTGCTTCGGCTACAGGGACCACAGGGTATCGCCGCGATGAGAACTGATGTGCCAGCGAGACGTGATCAGCTAGCGCGCAAGTGTTTAAAGTTACAGACTTCCACTTCTTACGAAGATTAGTCCCATTGATCCTAGATTTGTCCGGCAACCCAACGGTCCAGAGATGTTCACCACTCACCGTCACTGCATACCCGTCGCAGAACGTTACGCGGTAGCAGTCCGCATCCGCAAATACTTCGGTTCGAGCCACAACTAGCGTTGGTTTTCCGTCCGGCCCAAACACATAATCACCTGGCTCCAAATCACCGTGTTTACGCCACCCCGATGGAGTTGCAACAGGCTCATTCAAGTCTACAGCTTTATAATGCTCTCTGGCCCACAAATCGAGCACGCCGTTCATATCCCGTTGGACTTCTCTACAGCGCTGGAACACCCACTCATGGTCTACGTCCGGCCGGCGCAAGCCATAGCGCAGGAGCGCATAGAGGTCAGTTCGGTACAGATCCCTTAGATGGCTTTTCTGATGGTTCTCCGGCAGAGCCAGCAAGGAACTCATGAAACGCGGATACAGGCTCCGTCGAGACAGTATGTCGATTGTCTGTGGTGGCACTCGTCCGCTCCACGAATAGCGAAAGCTCATCTACCTTGCCGAGAAGTTCGAGGGCTTTGTTCGAAGCTGTGAGGTCTTCGAGTTCGAGGGCCTTATCGGCGTTTCGCATAAGACGTTCGAGCACCCATGCCCGTGTTAGAACGACTTTTGAAGCTGCGCGCTCTTGTAGTACCTGCAATCTTACCGCGACCTTACCGTTTTTTAGTAGCTCGCACGCCTTAACGTTGATTGTTGCCTCGCTCATGTTCTTAGCATCGTAAGAACGGCGATAGGCTTCGGTTGCATTCCCAGTCTCAAGGTAGGAAGAGACGAACGCTTCTTGCTTCGGTGTCAGTCCATCGAGGCTCACGTCTTTGCCTCGCTTTGAACGCTGCCCAAAGCATCCGCTATTGAAGCCGGCGTCATATCCTTGAGGCATGGGGTGAGAAACCTCTCGTCTCCAAGTTCATTCACGGCTTATCGTCCTTTCAGCATTTTAAGCCCGTCTCCTGCGTCAGGTAGGACAGCCCACTTACCCCAAGACATGCCTAAATCACGGGCTTGGGGCCAAGAGAGAATAAGCATGCGGCCACGGGTCGGGATGGGAAACGAGTTGAGGGCATCACTGATGGTTTGCGCATCGATCACGGCTTCATCCCCTCTATGGTTTGCTTGGCTTCTGCGTTCCATTGGGTGAGGACGCTCGTGATCTCTTCGGCTTTCAATGGCGTTCCAGCGTTGTGCGGTGCCTTGGGGACTTCTGGCGCACCATAGGCAAGGACATTGAACTTCTGGCCGTCAGGGCGGGTATGCGAGCCGACCTTGACAAACTCTGCTGGCTTTTCGGTGAGCAGCGCACGAATGACATTGCGGGCGATTTCCTTGGGGAATGCCTCTGCAGCAAGAAGAATGCGATCGATCAGGGCTTCGGTGTCGCTCATGCGCGGTCATACGCCTCAACTTCAAATGGATTATTACGATACCCGTATTTCATCAGCCAATATAGATACTTGACCGTGAATTTGACAGCGCCTTCGCGTTCGATCTGCTCAATATGCACCATCTCATGACGGATGAACGTAGGGCATTTGTTCCAGTTGTCGCGGTAGTAGATGGTTCGCCAAGGCATCACGATTCCGAAGAGTCCCATCTGCTTAAGCAGGGCTTCGGTGAGGCCGGTTGCCTTGACGAATTTAGCCTTAGGCATGGACGGCACCATGACGGGCTTCGATGACGGCGCGCATTTGAGCGAGCGAGGAACGATCCGGCACAATCTCGCGGGTGTGGAAGTGCTGAGACTGCGGGGCTGGCAGCTTCGGCAAATCATAGCTTGCCGGGCGGCCGTAATTTGATCCCGCAGCAGACGCTTGGGGCGATCCGGTATTTGCCATGCCAGAGAATGCGAAACTGAGGCAGAACGGGGCCAGATACGTGGTGATCGCGGCAATGATGGCACCAAGTAGCAACTGCGTCCAGCTCAAGGCTGATGCCGACGGCTCGTCTGACCACGTGGCGATCTGGGCAAAACCGGCCGTCTGATTCACGATCTTGGATGAGTGGAATTCCGTCTTAGCGGCGACGTCCACCTTCTTGTCGAGGATGCGTTGGGTTGCTTCGATGCGCTTGGTCAGATCTTCGGCCTGTTCGATCTTGCCGATACGCTCTGCCAAATCATCACGCTCCTTCATGCGCGTGTTGCACTTGGCTTTGCATCCGCCGCGTGCGGTTTCATCGGCGATTTCTTTATTGGCCAGTTCGAGCTTGCCGCGCATGGCGTCGGCTTTTACGGTCGCGGCCCAAGCATTGGCTTCAAGCAGGCTTTTGAGCTGGGCTTTCCACATATCGAGGTTGGCGACTTCGCTCTCGCGGTTCTTTTGGATGGCGGCGTAAGTTGCGTTGGTCACGCCGGTTTGCTGCGTTTCAGCAACTCGGGTGCCGACGGTATAGCCGAAGTGCGTTCCGTACTCACCAACTGAGAACGCGAGGCCAGCAATTAGCGCCATGTTAGCAGCAAAGCGCTTGCCTTCCGAGGCGTAGACCTCGCGGGCAATGAACGCGATAGACACGACGATGGCGAGAAGCCCGAGACTTGCGGCATGCAGCATGCTCATTGCACGCCCATACTCGAACGCCATACCCATACCGACGACGAGGCCGATTAGGCCAACGTAAAGGGAAATCTTACGAACGCTTTCTTTGGAAAGAGCTGAGTGCATGGTGTCCTCCGTATGGGATGGACGCAAACTATTTCTTGAGGAGATAAAGCGCGCCGGCCAAATAGGCCATTTCGACGTGACCGATGCCGCGCAAGATGTTGATGTTGATGAGTCCGGTTGCTTTGACGGCGGTAGCCGCGAGCAGAAGCAGCAAGCAAACCGTGGTGATCTCGAAGAGCCAGTGCTTGAGCGTTGCGATGATGCCGGAAAGGTCTTTCATCAATCCTGCTATTTTGTTCAGCGTTGCGCCCTAAATCTGCCCAACGGCACAGCTAAATAGGAAGGGTATCGGCTGATTTGGTTGCTTGGTTTGTTGGTCGCAGGCGGCAGGGCCTGGACGCGTTCGCGATAAAACCAGCCGAATTTGAGTATGTGCTGCGTCTTGTAAAACGCCCCGGCTCTTCGTTCGCGGTTTCGCGTGCTTGAGGAACTGGGGCGTAATGCTTTTGGAGTGGCAGGGCTTCGGGATTTGCACCCGATCCTCTCGGTTTGGAGCCGAGCATGCTGCTGATATTACACCAAGACCAATTCGTTTGAGGCACACGCCTCCATCATGCGGAAAACGGGTCACTGGCGTACATTTGCCTAACCGTCCGCAGGGCTGAACGGGTCTACTGGACCGCACATTCAGAAACACCTTGACATGCACTCTGAGTGATTTGCGTCTTAAAATCAAGTGCGCGTTACACGGCTTCCAACCACTTATAATCGACTTCGACGGCCCGCATACCGCCTAACGCTTCAATGAGCATCGTGGCGTATTGCTTTCGCGCCTTGGTGATTTCGGCTTGGCGTCCGGCGAACGGGTGGCCATCGACAATGCGGGCAACATCACCAACGCCAAGCTGACGGGTTTTAATCCCACCGTTATGCATCTGGTAGTAAGCTGCGCGGCTGCGCTGCCCCGCCAGCGTCTCAAGGAGGCGCACGGCACGGTCGGGGATGGGTGAGTACTGGCCGTTAAAGCCAAGGCACCCAGTGATCAATTTCCGGCCCTCTGCGAACGACAAACCGTTCTCCCGCTGAAACGGGAGTTCGAGAATGCGCTGGCGCATGGTGATAAAATCGCTGGGATCGCCAAAGCGGACGAACACATAGCGCGCAATCAACGGCTTTGCCCGCGCCTCGATTGGCGGCACCTCGTCCGTCTTTTTTGAATACTGAGCGCGCTTCACCACGATATCGACGGGAGCCGACACCTGAAAGCCAACCCGCTCGATTGCCGATGCAGCCTTCAACTCGTTTTGCGGCGGCGTTGTCACACAGTACCAGTTCATGGCGGCGTGTCCTTTGTATTGGTTGAGAGGTCACGCGGTTACTGGAAATAGCGCAGAGCAATTGCGTTCGTGATGACGTGAATGATGTTGTCGGCTGCGATGAGCAGCCAGACCGATAGCCAAGCCGGAACGTCGTCGGCGTAGCCGGTCGCAGTCACAGGGCCGCGCGCGCCGTTCTTAGCCCACACGACAAACCGTGCGAGCCGAAAGCGGTCGATGAAGAAATGAGGAACGCAGATCGCAGCCAGTGCTGCCGGTGACTGCGTAATAAGCAAAAATGGCAGCGTGTAGCAGACAGCATGAATTGCCGCCGCTGTGTGCTGCTTCGTTTTCTCAGTCGCCATCCAGTGAGATTGGAGGATATAGTCGCCGACTGCATGAGCAACGAGTTGATCGGCAGTAAAAAAACTCATTGCTTCCCCCTTGCTGCTTCAAGTTCAGCTTTCAGTATTTTCATCCTGGCCTTATGGCGTTCCGACCCGCTAGGCATTTCACTTTGAAGGCATGGTTCGCCGGTAACGTAATCCCAAACATGAACCACGGATTTGCCATCAGCGCCCGTTGCCTTGATCGATCCGAACTGCTTGCAGATTTTGCGAAGTCCGCTCATCAATTATCCTTTGCGAGTTTTGCGGCTTCAATGAGCTTGCGCACCGTATCGGCCCGGATGGTGATGAACTGCGTGTGTCCGGCCGATATAATGCTGTCGATACGGGCTTGAGCATCGGCGATGGCGTCGGAGGTGGTCATCTATCCATCCCCCAAAGAGCAACTCCGCAGACAAGGCAAATGGCAAAGCCGATGATGTGAAGGTTCATGTTCTTGGCTTCCCGTATTTTGGTTTCTTGGCTGCGGCTTTCTTGGCGAGTTGCTGCGTGAACGACAGGCGGAACGTCTTCTTAGGTTTCAATTCCTGCTTGCCGCGCTTGTCCGTGATGAGGTCAAAGCCACGGCCTACGCGAATTCCAGATCCTTGCTTCATGCGACTTCCTTTTCGCCTGCAAATCGCACGACATCACCCGGAATTGTTAGCGCCGTTCGACAACATGGCGGAATCCAGACGATTTTCGTTTCGCTCTTTTTCATGAATGGACGCCAAACAATCCATGCATAACTTGTGGCCGTCGAAGCCTTCGGGTCCCACCGGCCTTTGACCATCGGAACACGCTCAACAAACAAACCGACTTGCGATGGCGGGCGATCTCTAAACAAACGCTCATAGCGGTCTGCCGATTCCAGCCATGAGGTCCGAACCAGCAAAGCCACGCCATCACTCGCTATTCCAAGCGCGCGCTCAGCAAACTCAACAGCCAGATTAAACGGCGGATTGGTGATGATCCAATCGGCCGTCGCCGCTGGCGCTACGTCTGGGCCCTGGCCGACAAATGAGCCGATTTCGTAGCGCTTGCCGTAGTCATGCACATCACTAGCGCGCACCGTTTCAAACGATTCCCGCAGGACTTCGGCCATATGACCCGCACCGGCTGCGGGCTCCCAGCACGAACATCCGCTCACATCGCCAAGAACATGCACAAGCAGCGCCCGAGTCGCCCATGGCGGCGTAGGAAAGAAGTCCAGGCTATCAACGGCCTCATGCCGATTCGCCATGACAGCAACGCCGCCTTTTGGTTTCGATACGCTCACTCTGCGGCCCTCCGTTGTTCCCGGACTTGCTCTAGGGTTTCGACTGCGGCTTGAAGTCTTGAGATGAGATATATCTTTGCTTCACGGCGCGATCCGCTGGTCTGGACGAGGGCCAGCGTATGCCTTTCGACTTCATCGCGGACGGCTTCTATTTGGGTGCCGATAGAGATTAGCACATTTGGCATTACTTCCCCCAATCTAACCCACATTATGCACCAACCAATTCAGGCTTTATCGATTGCAAATAGTCGTTCCAATCGGTGCCGATAAAATCCGGCATTCGTACTTCGACATTCAGCCCGGAAAGCTTCAACCGGTGCGCCAACGCGTAGGCTTTCGTCTGGCCGTCGAAGCCCTCGTCAGCATCGCCAAAGATCAGCACGTTGCGGACGTTAGCGGGCGGTTGCCACTTGAACAGGTTGCCCGAATTGAGCGCGGACCAGACCGGAACGTCGAATACCTGCATAGCGCTCATTGCGGTTTCGATGCCTTCCGCAATCCCCATGGTTTCTGCAGACGGCGCGAGACGAACGGCCCCGCCATCGGGAACCTTGCCCGGCCACAGCTTGCGCACCGCAGGCAGATCGGCTTTGCGTCCTGATCCATCCAGGTAAGTAAGATGAAACGTCGAAACGCTGGCGTCCGGCGACACGAAGCGCGCGACCATGCACGGGTGTTTCGTCTTAGTCTTATCGTCGTGGACGTAGGTCATGCGCGGCTGGTAGCGCAGCATCGGCGGGAACGGCTGTTCG